ATTGTTAGTATCGTTGAATCATTTCCACCACTGCTTTTCCCATTCAACGCAAAAAAATAAATAGTGACGGTTTTTCCTTCACGATAAAGCTTTGCTGATCCGGTATTCCCGTTTGTAACTGTTAAGGTTACGACTTCATATTTGTTGTCGTCTGATGTCAATACAGATTTTCCTTTTGATTGAATACCATCTTCGAAATTTTTCAATCCTTCGATGGATTGCGGTTCAGTCAGACTAACCGTATTATTCAAGCTTTTTTCAGTATACTCTGGTGTGACATCCCAGCTGTAGTCGTTCGGATTGTTACTGTCTTTCAAGCCTTCACCAAAGTATTTAAACTGACTGATATTTGGTGTGCGTGTGTCGCCTTTTTCAATCTTGAGCCAGTCAATTTGAACAGTACCATATGTTGCAGAATTAGGTTTTTGCCATAACGCTACTCTAAGTAAATTTGTCGTTTCACTAGTATTTCTGGCTGTAAAAGTGGCACTCCACACATCTGTTAATCCTTCCACAGGAAGTAAAGTTGCCTGATACTGCAACTGCTGGTAATTTGCTTCTCCGTAGTATAAGTGGAATTCTTTAGTAGCTGGCTTAGTCCCTTTTAAAGATACCGTATAAGTTTCACCTATTATTAATTCTTCTGAAATATCAAAACCAGAAATAGGATTGCTTCGTGTTATAATTGGGAACTTGGCATTCGTTATCAAATTCTCACCCAACGGTGTTTTACCTAGCCAGTAAGAGTCATCAAGTAAGTTAGGCTGATATGGTGTAGCTGTAGAGCCTTCTTCGATTTTGATGTCATAGCTCATTTCTATTTCCCCAAGTACCCCATCTTGAGCCCTAAATTGTATCCAAGGATGGTATGCTTGTGGGCTAAATGTTGGAGTAGTTCCAGTAATACTAAACTCTTTCCATTCCTGAGTTATCGAATTACTGTTAATAGGTAAGTCTAAAACAATCTTGCCAGTTCCACTGTCAACATACCTATATCTAATCAGTATAAGTTTTCCGTCAACTGGACTATAGTCCGCTCCAGCTCTAAGCTTAACAGTCATTACAAGCGTTTTATTAGAGGGTAACCAGTTAGCTATACCTCTTCGTTTATAATATAACTCTACTCCACCTTCCACTTCAGCTGATATCTTATTATATTTAAACGAGTTTTCACCCTTAGAAAGTGTTCCAGCTGAAGTATTTTGATTTTCAATTAAGTCGTATGATAGCTTACTTAACAAATTCGGATTCCCCGAATAATCATAGCCCCCAAAGTCGATGCTGTTACTGTACATCTTTTTCAGCTTGCCGAGATCGCCGATTTGCTGATTGGTTTGATCAATACGATCATTTACTTGCTTATCTGATTCATTTATCAATCTTACTAATTCGTTATATTTCGAGTAGATTTGATCGTATTGGACCTGTTTATCACTAATGAACTGATTGAAAGTGGTTTGCATTTCACTCTGTAATTTTTCCAATGAAGAAATATAGTATTTCGCTTGCTCCGAATTAATATCCACTCGTTCTAACACGTCTATGATGAAGTTCTGAAAAGTTACTTTTTTGCCGTTAGGATCTACATATTCAAAATATGCTTGTTTGAATTGATGACTCGTGCTGAAATTTGACTTAGTGAACGTGTAACTAATTAACCCATTAGTCGAATCGATTATTTCTGGTTCTCCCTCGGTATAGTTACCGTTTGAAACTTCGCCCACAAATTTCAAAGTACCGTTTAGATTAATTACAAAAGGTGTAATTTCATCTTCCTCAAGAAGTTGTACATTGATTGTTGTGAGCCCCCCATCACCAACTCTACCAACAACACGGTGACGTAGATAAGGCTGTCTCTTATTTGCAGATAATTTAATTTCTAAATTTGCCACTCTTCCATACCTCCTAACTAAAAAGAAACTATATACCTAAGCACCATATTTGCGTTATCTCCACTTGCATTGCTTGCTGCACCTGTAAATATATTAGTATTCGAATTATAGTTTATTCGTTTACTAAACCACTTTTTGTGATAGTCATCAAATCCTGAAACAATTTCTCCTAAAACATTAGTAAAAGTTACACGCTCCTTATAAAAAGGCGTAGTTACATATCTATCCTCAATTGCTTGCCCGTTTTCGTATGGGAGCCATACTAACAAAAAACCTGAAACTGTCTGCCAAATTTTTTTTGAAGGTTGGACAGTTTGAGTATCATGCATTAACGCAGTCCCCCTCCACAAAATTTCTCCTTTAGAGAGAGTCAGCTCGTAACTATCCGATATCTTTGAGATTGAAACAGTTGATCCAGTAGAATTAACTGAGCATAGTGGTAAATTATAGACCTTATCACCATTGTTTAAATTACCTTTTATAACTTTTGTTATAAATTCTAGCTTGACTTGATTATTAGTCCATTCATATTCTTCCGATTCTGGAAGAATAGATCCAGGTATAACTTCTTGTGTCAAATCCACTGTTAATGCTATATAACCACTTGAGTTTGCTGGAACTGTTATACTTTCTTCTTGTCGAACAACGACCATACGACCTTGAATAATCGCTGCTCCTGCAGCAACTTTTACTGTTAATCCGCTTGAAGATAAATTCATAGACTGATCGTAACCATCAATAACCTGATTTTTCCGATTATATAAAACGTGATAAAGTCTAGCATCATTTTCTGCGCTTACTTTCACGTTTTCAAATTGATATCCATCCACATTGCTAACCATTTTTTATCCCCCATTATCTTCAAAATAATCCATAAAACGACTTCTTATGTTTCCGAAAGTCAATTCCACAAACTCCTTATCACTTGATATTCGCCAAGCTGTCAAAACCGACTTGTATATCTTTCCTTTATAAGAAATCGTGGCAAACATCCCTGTTTCAATCGTTTCGACATTCAAATTTTTTGCATTTCTTACAACGTTCACTTTGATTTCATGCGAATACGTATTGCCTTTCAACTCTGATTTTGCCACATCTTCGTAGGATGCTTTATCTTCTGCGGTTTGATCGTAGATATTAACCAAATTGACAGTTGGTTTCGTGATATTTTCTTTCGATCCATCTTGTGTCAAATTGTTTTCTTCGTCCAAATACCATGTTGACAGTATTATCGGTTTCTCTATATCTTTCATTGCTTTATCAACGATTAATAGCTTGTTCTCGTTTCCAGCGCCCGGCGCCTGAACAAACACATCCCAATCGCTAAATTCAGAAGAATTGTCTTTAATGTAAATTGATTCATTTACAGCACGTATGCCTGTATAAATTTTTCTGTTTTGAATTCCCTTGAAATACCATTTTACGTTGTATTTTTTGAAACCATTGAGAATATACGCACTTAACTTGTGTTTATTCGTATCGGTAGCTTGATACGAATGAGAGGTCGCACTTTCTGCTTTGACGTCTAAAATATCTTTTAGTTGTTTCGTTGGATCATTCAGCAAATAGTATTCAATCAACCGCCGGATATGCTCTTCGTAGTTATCTCCTGACACACGTGCAGTCGGTATCTCACTATCAGCTAAACTAAGTAAGCTTTTACAACTGATTTTTTCGTCTTCCTGCGACGTAATTACACCAAAATATGCAAATTTTCCACTAGGAATATATTTTGCTAGTAGAAAATCGCCTGTTTTTACAGGAACGTACTTATCCATCGTAAAGCTACTAGCCTCTTCGTTGATCTCGTCCACACCAAATTCAAAACTGTTAGAGAATAAATGTTCGTTATAAAGCATTAAATCACGATGAAAAAGCGTGACTGCTAAAATCAAAACAGATCACGCTCCTCGTATAACTCAATCTCTACGTCTGCCCCCCCAACATGAAACACAATGCTGAATTCTCCAGTTGGGGCCTGAACAAAATTAGTTTTTGTATAATCCTGTTGTTGGTAGACAGAAGATTCTACCCCTGCAATATCTTTTAAAATCGCCGTTGTATCTTCAAAAAGGCTTGATACTTCTAGAGTCTGTGTTTCAGTCATATCTATGAAGTATCCATCCGTTGCGATGATTTGTGAGTTTTGGATTACTTCCCAATACGGATTTGAACACTTCCCAATCACACGAATTTTTAGCGGGGACATCCGTTCCTTGCTATTCGTTAGGTATACAGAATTATTATTGAATTTGAATACACCTTTTTTCTCCCACAAGTTTTGAGTGTAGATATAAGATCTTTTATACGGAAAAACCTTACCACGTGTTTTCACTACATTCGGTCGCTGAATTAATTTTTCGCGTTTTACGGAATACCAGTTTGATGTGAAATATAGTTCTAAAGTGTCTGTTAGTAACGATGTTTTCGGATCGATTTCAGTCTTACTTAAAGATTTTAGACTGCATCTTCTTACCATTGTTTCGCCGTCAAAAGCAAATTCCAGTTCAAACGGACCTTCCGATAGGAACTGCACAAGTGAATTGTACAGTTCTTTTTCTCGAAACCCATGCACAGAAATGATTACAGATGACTGAAATTCAGATATTTCAACGCTCTCACTGCTTTCTCTGAAATTCCCCCACTGTCCCACATGTTCTTTTTTTACTTCAAACCCCATATTACTCAACCCAGTAGCAAAATAGTCTTCTGTGGACAAATCAATTTCTTCGTTTATTCTATTTCTCAGTAATACAGTTCGCATCTACATCCTCCTAACCAAGATCTTCTGAATATCTAAAGCTAAATCTCTATCAGTTCGGCTATTTCCTTTGAAAAATGCCAGCAATAACGATAACAGCTGATTCGTTGTTGCCGCCTGTTTTTCAATGGCTTCTAGGATTTCGTAATCACTGGAAACAGTTGTCGCATTTCCATAAGTTTTAGGAGAAACTCCTAGTTTGTCCATTGCGATAGACAATAATTGCATCGCTCTTGATCGTTTAGCCTTATCTAACGGAATAATAATTTCTGGCTTGTTTCCTTCTGCGATTTCCGCAATTTGATGTTGGTTTACAATTCCACCGTTTGCGTAACCAACTCCACGATAGGCATTTGTTAGTGAGCCATATCTTGATAGTGCGTATCTGATTGAAGCTAAGATGTTAGATAGTGGGTCAAAAATATTGCTGTTGAATCCTGGCATTGCATACTGTCTGAATGTTGGGTCAATCACTTGGAGCAACCCTTTTGATGGTGTTCCATTTTTGGCGTTAATATCCCAATTGTTAACTGCATTAGGATTACCATTTGACTCTGTACGCATTTGATTTAGTAATGCATTTAAGTTTGCAGTACTGTATTGACCGGTCATTTTCAACGCTCTAATTGCTACATTGCGCCATCTTTCTACCCCACTGCCTCCCACGCTATCTCCTGAAATTTGAGTGTTTTGTGGGTCTTTCACACCGTTTAAATGCACATGATCATAGTGATCTCCATCGGGCCATGGCTCCCATGCACCAGTTGCTGGTTGACCTGATTGTCCTGAACGGTCACGAACTTTCCCATTAGTGATTACGTAACCAATTTTGGAAGCGAATTTGTCAAAAGCGTAGTTTGCTGCTTCTGTGTATCTAGGTGAGCCTCCTGTGACGCCTGGTAATGCAATATCAATGGCATTACGTTTACCATGTGAATAAGGGTCACCTGGTCTATACCCACTAGTTGCCACAAATCCTGGGAATTTCTTCATCACAGACTTAGCAACATCAGCCAAATATTTATAGACGCCATTTGTTCCTACGGAGGTATCTAAGTTACCAGATGAGAACAACCCAGTGATTTTTTCAGTCAGTGCACTTGTTGCTTTAGATAGGATGCCTTTACCTACTTCTAATGGATACTTTGTCAATCCACCTAATACATCTAACCCCCCAAGTACTTTTCTAGCTAACGCTCCCGGGTCTGAAATAAAGTCCCACACGTCACCTACTACGTTTTTAATTGTGTGACCTACATTACCAGCAACCTTTTTCACACTATCCCACATGTTACCAAAGAAGTTAGTACCTTTTTTGTAACGATACTTAGGAGCTTTAGAACCTTGAAGTTGCGCGGTCTCTTCTGCTGTCAAGACATGCGTTCCTTTTGGTGCGTTTAGAACAACATTGCGTCCTTTAGGAATGAAGGCTCTACCATCTGGTGTGATAACTGTTTCTGCTCCACGTCCATCATTAACCATCATTGGACCATTGATTGGGTGCCCACCTGCTGGTGTACCTGTAGCGTATTGTGGTACATCCCATTCTTGTAGAGGTTCTGCGCCCAATTTTTCTAGTACCCATGAAGCTCCATGGATGATTGCGTTAACTGGTTTACCTATCGCTTTAAGTGCTGCGTTGAAAATACTTTTGAACGCATCAACAATGGCGTTTTTACCGCCAATAATGGCATTCTTCATCTTCGTTGGTAGTTCTGAAAACCAATTGAATACCGTATCGATACCTCTACGGAATGTGTCTTTGATACCATTCCACAGGTTACCGATTACATCAGAAACGTTGTTCTTCAATTCAGTTGCTTTGTTGAAAATGTTTTTTACCCAACCGACTACCTTATTCCACGTATCTCCAACGCCATTGCTGAAGAAGTTTTTCACGCCATTCCATAGGTTCTGAACCGTATTCACAACGCTGTTCTTCATTTCAATGAATTTATTGCCAATCCATGAAGCCCATTCTTTTATTTTTTCCCAAAGCCACTGCAACACGCTCCACAACATTTTGTAGTATTCCACCAAATTATTGATAACGCTCATAACTACGTTTTTCACAGCTGTAAAAGCCGCATTGACTATATTTCTAAATGTTTCAGATTTTGTATAAGCTATCACCAAAGCACCTGCTAGTGCGCCTAATGCTACACCAATCGCCACAAAAGGGGCTGCCAATGTTCCGCCAGTAATTGCCAGCAACATACTTGCTACGTTCAATGCTTTTACTGCTAATGTAATTCCGCCTATGATTCCGACAATCCATGTTAGTGGCTCTCTATTTTCAACGATCCACGTTCCAATATCTCTCAACCAACCTATAAATTGAGTAATTTTAGGAATAGAATTTTCAATCCCTTTTGTTACTCTGTTGATGAAACCAGTGATATTTTCAACGCCTATTTTTTCTATAATACTTTGTAGCCCATTTATTACAGTGGATTTCATCTGCTCCCAAGAACCGCTCAATGTGTCTGTAGAAGTGGCTGCCTTAACTGCTCCGTCATTCATACCTAACTGTACAATTGCTTGGTTGAACTCGTCGGAAGTGATTTGACCTTGCGCCATTGCATCACGGAAGTTTCCTGTATAAGCTCCGTTTTTCAACATAGCGTCTTGTAACAATCCTGAAGCACCCGGTATCGCATCTGCTAATTGATTCCAGTTTTCAGTTGTTAGTTTCCCAGCTCCTGCCGTCTGCGTTAGCATCATGGCAACGGATTTGAATGTATCACTAGAACCGCCTGCAACGGCATTCAAGTTACCTGCCGCCTTGGTTAGTTCTGTATAGTTAGGAATCCCATTAGATGCCAATTGTGCGGTTGTGTTCAGAATTTCTTCTAAACCATAAACCGTCTTATCGGCGTAGTCTTTCATTTCTTTTTTCGAGCTTTCTATCTGTGACTTCCCAAAGTTAGCAAACTCCATGGTTTTGGAAAACTTCATCAATGAATCCGATGCGTTTACTGCTTCGCCAACCAAACCTTGCACGCCACTTACTACACTGCTAATAGCGTTATGCGCTAATCCAGCAACTGCACCAAACGAAAATGCGCTTTTTAGCGAGCTTAATTTGTCTTTTAGTCCGTCCAGTTTCCTAGCTGACCTTGTGGACTTGTCGCCAAAATCTTCTATTTCTTTTCCTGATTGATCGCTGGAGCTTTTGAGTGCTTCTAATTGCCTGCTAGATATTTGGCTTTGTCGTTCTAACTTTTCTAATGCCCTTTTTGCATCTTCGGTTTCATTTGCTGAATCGCCAAACTCATCAGCCATCAGTTTCACAACTTTGCGCTGTTCTTCGATAGCTTTCTCGGATAATTCCGTTTGTTTGGCTAGCCCTTTTTGTTTTGCTTCAAAAGCACCAGATTCATCACCAGCGGCTTTCAACGCTTTTACTTCGGCGTTCATTTGTCGTTCATTTTCTTTGATTTCATTAGATAAATCATTGACGGCTGTTTTGGAATACACCAATTCTTTTTTTGTGTCGTTCAACTGGCGACTGTAAGCATTATATTTTGCGGTAGCATTGTTTATCTGTGTGTTAAGGTTAGCAACTTGTTTCGATTCCTCGCCATACTTGCTAATCGCTTCATCACGGCGCTTTGTTAATTCTCTTACTTTGGCGTTTTGCCCTTCCATAACCGTAGACAAGTCTTTCGTCTTTTGACTAAGTGCTTCGTATGAACGTCCTGCTGAATCATAAGCCTTTAGATTGGCACGCATATTCGACTCAGCTTGTTTGACTTTCGCATTGATTTCGTCCAGCGTGTTACCAAAACTAGTGCTATCTAAACTAATCCCTAGCTTGATATTTCCTGCCGGTTGTCCTTTTCCTGCCATTATTTACCTCCTTCCTCAAGTTTTACTAAGTCTTCAGCCGATAAAAATTGTTTGATGAAATCAGCACCATCTACATATTCTTCGCCACTCTCCACTTCTCCAAAAAGGTGTAACAAATAATGATAGTCGGCTTCGTCCACATCTCTCATCGTCCAACCTGCTTCGATTAAATCTTTGTAGATTTGATCCATTGCTTTCCTAGCTTCAGAAAAACTTATTTCTTTTTGCTCGCCGTCTGCTTTTTTTCATTGTTTCCCAGTTCATTTATTTGTTCAAAAACACTTTCTAATGCCGGTACTAACTCGCTCGCAGTCAAACCGTCTAAAATAGCATCAAATGTAACTGCTGGATCTTGGAAAATATCTGCTGTAATTGCAATCATTGAATCAATCGCTTCTAAATCAGTTAGGTCTGCTTTTTCCGCTTTCTCGTAAAATTTGATACACTCACGCATTGCACGTGCGGAAATATCTTGTTGTTTGAATGTTTTTTTCTTTCCGTCAAGTTTCAATTGCAATTCAATCATTTGTTTTCCTCCTTGTTTTTACAAAAAATAAGGCTAGCCAAAAATGGCTAACCTTGTGTATCAATTTTTGGTTCTGGTTCTTTTGGTGTCCCTGTATCTGTCGTTGGTGTAGATGCAGGGTTAACTACTCCCCTCTTTGTTATTTACCAAGTCCTTGAATTTTTGTAAGGTCATTCCTTCTGATTCTACGGCTGTTAAGTATACATAGCCACGTTCATCAGAAATGAATTCCCCTTCGATGGAATCGGGTTGCAATTCTACCCCTTTGTCTTCAGCTGTTTTCATGTCGATATCTGGATGACTGAATTTTCCTTTTGTCAATCCCATGAACAAGCGTTTTCCTTCTTTGTTCGCTGTAACCATGACTACCGACACGTAAGGCGCTTCAGTTTCTGAACCAATTACATTTGCACCATCCACGGTTTTAGCACCAATGATTTCGCTGTAAATGCCGTTATCCATTAAGTCTGCCACGTCAAGCGTAACTTTTGGCGACGAAACCCCTTTACTTGCAATGAAGAACGGTACGTTTGAAGCGTATGTTGTGTTAGAAGTTGCGCCTAATCCAGTAATTTTAGCTTCGATCGCTCCGCCTTTCGACTTATCTGCTACTAATTCTTTTAGAGTGCCGCCTGCACCTGTTTTTACGCCAAAAATGACGCTCTCGAATCCTACTGTTGCCATCTATTTTCTCTCCTTTTAATTTAGTGAAATATTTGCTACATATCGTTTGATAATCCGCTTTGCACCTTCCAAGTCCTCGTCATCTGTTTGTTCCGTGTATGCGCATTGCCAACCATTCCCCCTCATAACCTCATCAAGGGCAAAATAAAAGGCATCAACCTCTTTCATGGTTGACACCCATACATCTACCTGTACGTTAAATTGAATGGTCAAAGGATTGTTGCTTGCAAAATCTTCATAGTTGCCGGATATCTCTGTAATTCTGCCAACTGGAAGGCTAGGTACTGTTTGAGCTGATTCCGGAACACTATTGGTGTAAAAATCAATGTTCTTTGTTTTTTCATTGCTATTCAGAATTGAATAGACTTGTGATACTGCCGTTTTCAAAGTCCTAGCCTCCTTTTTACTTCGTCAGCAATGATTTGTGTTACTTGTTTTTCGATTTGCTTTTGTGTTTTTTGTACGAAACCTTTTGGACGTTGTTTGATTGTTCCGAACTCGATAAAGTGCATCCGCCAAGAAACATCTTTGTCATAGCCGACTTCTACCAATCCGTTTTTTATCGAGCTTGTAACCACATGGTTCTTAGCATGTTCTTGCATATACGAACCACGTTTACCGTTTGACTTCGTTCCATCCCAGTAAGGTGTGTTTTGTCGTAACTCTTCTTGAGCGTACTCCCCAGCTTTTCTAAGTGCTGGGCTTTCCACTCGTTGAACGTTTGCTTTTACTTCCCTAAGCGCTTTGTACACTTCGGTTGCATCGACTTCTACACTCATTTTGAAACCTCTTTTGCAATGATTGTCGTGAAGTCCTTCGCAAACTCGCCTTTCGTAATCGTAATGATTTCAAACGTTTTTCCATTCCAACGCACTTTCATATCATTGGTCAGCTCTGATTTTTGTTGGTAGCGGATAATGAACGTCAGTGTTCCTTCCAAAGCCGTACCAATCGACGTCTTAATATCGTTCAGGCGTTGTGTCTGCACACTTGCCCAGCAAGTAAGAATGGTTGTAGAAGTCGGGACAACTTGCCCGTCCTCATCCTTAACCGTCGTATCTCGGACAAACTTGATGCGTTGATTTAAATTTCCTGTTTGGATAAGGGGCATACGCTACTCCTCCTCCACAAAAAGCAAATAACTTGCTTTGAGTTGCAAGATTAGGCTTGTAAAACCTAAATCGTACTCTCGCAAGTTCCCACTCACGGTTGCTGATCGAGCGTTGTAATAATGATCTGCTAATTGCAGGATAGCTAAATTAATCAGATCAACCGTTTCATTTTCTTGCTTATAAAAAGAGGGCTTATCATTCCCGATAGCCCCTCTAATGTATGCAATTGCAGCTTGTGCCGCACGGCTTACTTCCACATCGTCATCATCGGTATCAATCTTTAGTGCGTTTTTGATTTCGCCTAAATCCATTTTAGGATCAAGAATCATAAGGAATCAGCTCCTTAAACTTTCGCCGGTGTCTCGTTCGCAATAGTTGTAAAAGTAGCCAAAACAACCGCTTCATCATCAACTAGTTGCACATCGAAGCGATCGATGACGCGTACTTTAGTGGTGTCTGTTTCAAAAGCTCCACCACCAATATTCGTTGTCAGCAAGCTCATGTTTTCGCGATCATACAATGTAACGGCTTCTTTCAGATCACCAATGTACAGTGGATATTTAGGAGTAGCTTGCGTACCTTTGTTTGGCAAGAAACGAGAAGCAATTTTCTTGATTGGTTTACCTAAGAAGGTATATCCAGTTGCAGAAGCTACGTCTTTTTGTAACAAGTAAGATCCATCAGCACGTTTCACTTTATCTAAAACATTGAAGCCATCTTGGTTTGTAATAAACATAGATGTAGCTTCGATAGCTGGATCAAGTTGGACGTTTACGATATCTTTAATTCCATCAACATCTGTAACATCTTTCTTTTGTGCCGCTTTGATTCCATCAATAGCTGCCAAGATTTTTGTATTGCGAGTAACAACTACTTTTTTCGCGATCCATTTAGACAACCATGCCAAAATGTTTTCGGCAGTATCTTTTAGCAAGCTGTTAGTTACTGTGGAAATACCTGCATAGCGTTTGATCAAGTATTTGATCAAGTAAAGTGCAGGATCATCATTTGCTGGGATTTCACCGTCTTCAGTATCCAAAGCAGTCAACGGTGTAATATCAGACCATTTTTCATAAACGCGAGAACCGCTGGTAGTGGTCACTTTTTCAACGTTTACGTATTCTTGCAAAGAGTCAAACCGACGAACCAAAGTATGAATAGTCGTTTGCACATCTACAGGAATAGTCAATCCGATAGCATTACCAGATTCATCCGTATTAGATGTCAAAGTAGCCATAATAGCAGGATCACCATTGACCATCGCTTTAAAGTCTTTGATAAACTTGTTTTTCAAGTTTTCATCTTTTTTATCTAATGGTTCTTTTTTGACGTTTAAGACTTGTTCGGCTTCCATATTTGCCACTTGCTCTTTCAATCCGTCCCGTTTAGCCCGTGCTGCTTTTACTTGTGCTTGCAAACTTACTACATCTTCTTCTGTTTTTTCATCGTCAACCAATGCTGCATTGAGTTGTGCATTTAAGTCAGAGACTTTACTTCCCGCCTCGACCCACGCATTTTTTAATTGTTCTAAATTCATTCGTTTTTCCCTCCATTTAAGGCTTTTAGTTTTTTCTGTAAGAGTGTTTCTTCTTGCGGTGCTTCCGCTTTGAGTATTAAATTTTTCAACTTAGTTACTGCGTTTTTTGGAATAACCGGTTGAGAGGCATTGAGTACCGTTACTGGTGCTTCTGCAAACATAATTTCATCTGCAAACCCTTCTGCTACTGCTGTTTGAGCATTTAACCAAGTATCTTTCGCCATTAAATCAGCAAGTTTTTTCCGATCGAGTCCTGTTTTGATCTCGTAAGCATTAACAATAGACTCATCCACACTGCTTAACATTTCTGCATTGGCTTTTAATTCCTCAGCGTTGCCACTAGTGGTCACCCATGCGTTATGAATCATGATGTGTGCCGTAGGTGAGATTCTAAGCGGTTCGCAAGCGCAAGCGATTACACTTGCAGCGCTTGCTGCAATACTCACAACATTTCCGGATACCTTTCCCGGATAGGCACGGATAGCGGTATATATTTCGCTTGCCGCTAGGACATCCCCACCGTTCGATGAGATATCAAGTTCTACTTCATCCCCCGCTGCTTCTGTAAGAGCGGCAGAAATTTTCCCTGGTGAGATACAATTGATCCCAAACCAGTCATAAAGCCACGCGGTATCGTTATCCACGACATCGCCGCTTAACGTCACTTTTTTCATTTTTCCACCTCCCTTCGGTGCAAACTAAAAAAACCTAACCGTTTTCGGCTACGCTTTTAGACGAGGTTGTTTTTCTTAATGTTGGATCCATATCGATTGGATATAGGTCTCCGGAAATATGGTAATCATCCATACCGGTTTTATTTATCGGTTGCAAGTCCTCAAATCTTCGGACATCATTCGCTGAGTATGCTCCGCCTCGTCGCATGATTTGATAGAATTGTCCCCTTGCCTGAGTGTCAGCTCTTAGCAAACTTGCGACATTAAACTTATATCGATAACCTTTTGCTTTTTCGGTTCTCGATAGTGTTTTCTTATTTAGTTCCGCTTCATATTGATTAACGGTCGGTACTAGATTGTACGTCAAAAATTCCATATTGAGCTGTTCCTGAGAGGAGTAACTCGACTGGTTATTCCCGATGAAATGCTCCGGCACATTGTAGACCATAGCGATTCTGGAGCGAGATACTTTATCAGTATCTAAAAGCTTGCTGTCTACCAGCTCTCGTTGTAAACGTTCGATTTCTACACCGTTTTCTTCCACAAGTAGTCCACCGTTTTGTCGATAAAAATCAGCAATGTTTTTAACTGTAGCTTTTTTAGCTTCTTCATCCATATTGCTAGCAAACTTAACTTTTAGCCCTTCATTACTTCCTTTAAGCTGACTTAAAGAGATTTTTCGGACTTCTCGATCATATCCGAGGGTATTCGTTAATACTTTTGTGGGGTCTGTACCTTCCAAGCCGCCAAACCTCGGTTGTTTAAAGTGAAGCATTTCCATGTAATGTACATAGATAACTTGCTTGTAACTGCCTTTGTCAGTCGCAGTTACTTGGTAGTAAAGCTCCCCGCTATCCATATCAATCACTGGATGGCAAGCACCAGGTTTTACTAACGCCATATCTGCTACTTCTCCATTGATATTTCGGAAAATCTGCACATACGCATTCCCTTGGTAGTTTCTCAAAACTTCCACGTCCCGGAAAAAATCAAACTTTGTAAAATATCGAGGGCCTTCGCTCAACAAGTTGTATGCAGGACAGTCGTCCGGTTGGCCAAACTCCACATCTATCATTTTGAGAGGGAGAGACGCAAAAACGTTCGATACACGGCTAATTACGGAAAAAATCCCTTCTGATATTTCATCTTTTCCGACTAAATACGGTATCAATCCCGGGTCATTCAAAAAATACTCTTGTTTGCTCGCTTTCGGCTTCGCTCGGCCAAAAGAACGCAAACGATCTAAAATACTCATTCCTCCACACCTTTCTTACATATTCATTAAATCGGAAATCGAGTAATAGGTTACTTTCCCGGTTCCGACAGGATTAACCAACATATTCAACACTTCGGCGTGGCTGTTCAAACTTGCTGCAAAACCATCTATTTTTCTACTCTTGGACTGCTTAGACGGCATCCAGTTTGAGTTGCGATCCATCACCAGCTTGACGTTGGATAGATACCATCGGTAAAGCTTGGAATTGTTGAAAATCACCTTACCGTCCAATAGCATTTCCTTGAAGTTTTGCATTGGCCCACCTAATGATAGAAACCCTTGCCGAATCTCGTTGGTTTCAAATCCTGCATTTTCTAGTTCTTTATTTAATCGTAGCGCCTTGGCCTTGTCATAATTGATTTTTACAATGTCATAGATTTTCGAATTTTCTACAAACCAATTTAAGACGTATTCATAATTGACGTAATCACCAGGAATAATCGTTAGATCTCCCACCTTCTCCCACGCTTTGATACGCTCTTGATTGTTATCTCGATCAAATCTAGCTTGTGGGATCCATGTGTGTTGCAAAATGAATACCTCGCCTGTTTCAAGCGGAAATTCTAAAACGGCTGCGGTAAAGTCTTCCGTTTCGGACAAGTCAAAACCACCGACACACTTCTTACCTTTGAGCGTTTCAATATCGATGGTTTTATTGTTTCGTTTAATGGTAGGCATATCGACAAATGACAGCTCATCGATATCGGAAAACAAGTTAAATTGCTTGGTAATCCAGTCAGCATATTCTTTTGGATCTTTTTTATCCTTAACATAGTCATCTAGCATGCCAACAAAATTCATTAGACAAATATTCGGATTGGCTTTGATCCATAATCTTGGGTCATCAGCCTCTTCCGCACTGTCAAGTTTTGCCAGATAATAGAAAGTCCGTTCATCGATGTCATCTTCCAAATGTTCCAAACAGTCCACACCTTGCTCAAAATAAGACATCAACGGACCATCTAATACATATCCAGCAGTTGTGATATAAACTATCAGAGGCTGTTTTCTGGTTCCTCTTGATTTCTTGATAACGTTGATCAGATTGTAATTCGTAAACTCGTGGATCTCGTCAAAAATACCAAAGTGAGTGTTTAGCCCATCCAATTTCCGGCTATCTGAGGCGCGTGGTTCCATTTTAGAAAAGGCGGGAGCATAATTAATACTTGATCGTTTAGGCTTACCAAATTTCTTAAAGAGCGCCGGCGATTGTTTGACCATTTCTGCGGCCTTATCAAACAACAAGCTTGCTTGATCACGAGCATTTGCCAATACGTAAACGTTGGCGCCTTGTTCATCATCATAAGCGACCATGTATGTGGAAAGGCCCGAGATAAGACTTGTCTTCCCGTTTTTACGTCCAACAAAAATAAGAGCCTCGCGGAAGCGACGCTCTCCTGTATCACGATGTACCCATCCGTACATGGATCCAATTATGAAATGCTGCCAAGGTTGCAAAACAAACGAACCAAAGTCGCCTTCAGTTGGTTTACATTTTTTTTCGATATATCTAATAGGCCGGTGACCTTTTTCTTCGTCAAAGATCCAAGGAAAATCATCTGTTCCTTGGCGCTGCAAATCACGCATATGCCGTTTAGCAGCTTGAATATTTTCTTTGCTGGCTGGTATGCTTCCATCGATTAATCGTTCCGCATACCAAGTAGTTAACAATTCCGGATATGGACATTTTAAAAAGCCACCCCAAGAAGCTTGCTCCTCAAGATAGCTTTGCCAATAGTCCACACGTTCTGTGTAAGACATATCCAAAATATTAGAAGTCGTCATCGTCATCACCACCATCATCAGCCATCTTAATAGCTAACTTAGCTCTGGCTGCTGGTGATAGTCCTAAATCAGCGCCAAAAGAACGGAGATTCCGAGACGCTGTATCCATCTGCCGAGAGAGCGGATTACCAATTAATTCATTAGGTTCATTAAACGGCTCACCTCTCGCCTCTGCCTCCTTTTTCGCAAGCGCATAGTTCAACTTGTACTCTCGTTGTAGTTTTCGAAGCTGTTTTTCTAAAGAAACGTATTGCGAATACCAATTGGAGTATAGAGCCATTGTATGGACGTCCGGATTACTGATTAAATCCACAGACAGCAATTCATCGGCGATAAACTCAAAGGTATCCTTTCCTAGCGAATCTAGCCATAACGGCGGTTTGATTTTGTCAGTAGCCATTTTTAATTTGTCTTCTGCGGCCGCTCGCTTGCGGAGTTCTTCGGTATTCTTCTTATTTGGGTTTCCGTTTAATAATTGTAATTTTGCACTCTTCGCTGGTTGCGGCATAATATCACCTTCTTTCAAAAGATAGATTGAAATCGTTATCACAATCCTTATAATTAGGTTATCGGCAGTGCTGTGCCGAAATTTGTTAAGGAGGGATTCCTATGGGAGAACTCTATAAACCCGGCGAAGACAACAAACCAAAAGGAACCTACAAAGAAGTGGGTCCTCGTGGTGGAAATGTCCAAGGCGGACAAGAAGTAAAAATTGATCCAGGCGACCGATTACCCCCTACTTCTCAAAAAGGAAACAAATGGACTAAGAAATAGCTTCGTCCAAAGCCGGCTTAAATTGGTCGGCTTTTTCCTTTTTCTCCAAAAAACTTGAAAAGCGGTCTTTTTACGAAGGAAGGACAGCACCGTTCTTCTCAAGCCTTACTCTTTAATCTTTTAGAGTAGGGGGGGCTGCCTTCATTTCACTGCAAACTTATCTTTCAGGAGTTGAATACATTTTAACGATATGTGATTTAGGTTTTGGTTTCTTCTTCCCGCCTGACCTCTCTGGATGCTCTCTGTTGTGACAAGCTACACAGATACATTCAAGGTTATCTACGGACCAGAACAGTGACAGGTCTTCCCTCGCCTCGACTATGTGATGGATGATCGTGCCCCTTGTGTTCCGCCCTCGACGCTTGCACTCTTGGCACATGCCGAAGTCCCTAGCTATTACTACTTGCCTTAGGTCTCGCCATCGTTTGGTCTTGTATAGTTTGTCTATCTCGTCTCTAGGTCTAGCTTCTTTCATTTGCATATCTCTCTTGTGTCCGATTGTTTTTATATCTGGATACTTATCATTAAAGCCAGAAAAGTATTGAATCGTGATGTCGTTCGCTCCTCTATCATCATTAGTAAAATGATCAGTCTTCCAATGAAACGAGACATCTACTAATCCTTTAGGCGATTCATCCAACCTCTCACCTTTGTACCAAACCTCTGGTACTGAGTCAGTATCTTTTAGTTTGATCTCTAGAAGGTTCGCATTACTTCCATCATCTAACACCGTTTCATCAATCCTCTTTTTGATCTGTTGCACTACTTTTCTTCTTGTCTCTCCTGTCATTCGTGCTACTATCTCATAACCAGTAAACTCGCAAGAAAAGCGTTCAATAGCATAAGCGTTTTGAAGTGGCTTAGCTCTAAGAACAGCTGGATTATTGCTACAATAACGATCTACTAATAACTTCCCTATAGGAATGCCATCTAAAGCTCTATCAGTAAACACTAAAGCATCGGGATAATCTTCTTGAATTTTGTAAGCTAGATTTGGTGTAGTTACAATGTTATACCCTTCCCTGATATAATCTTTTAATTTCATAGTTTCCCTCCTGAAAACATCCAATAATTACTTGTTAATGCTATTGCATCTTTTCGACATAAACATTCACTAAGGCTTCTTGCACTTTGAATATCCCTTCAACGCCTAATCCTTTTACATCTAGATCTAACCTATCTTTCAAGAACTTAGCATTGTGCTCTGCTCTAATTGTTTGCTCAGCGATGAAATAATTTAGTGCCGCTACTTCATCCATCTTTAACCCCACCAAACTAATGATGTTCATGAATAAGTTAGCTAGTTCGTCCATATCTTTTTCTGCTCTTATCTTTTCAATCAACTTGATGTAATCATAGTTATCATTCATTTGATGTACCTCTCAATGTTTTGTTGAATATATTCGTCTTTCCAATATCCATGGCCACAGTAACGAAGATTGTACTTATCGATCTCATTTGGTGTAGCTTCTCTGGTCATTTCAATGATGGAGTACTTCTTTTTGATTTGTACAGAACGCACAACACGCACTGAACAATCATCAATGGTTCGAGGATATTCATTAGTTAGCGATATATACCAGTAGTTTCTCATTATGTATCACTCTTTCTGTTGGTTACTGGCAGAAAAGGTTCGCATCATAAATTCCATAGCCTGTCCTTCATTAAATCCTTGCAGAATAAGCTGATCGTAGAAATACTTTGATTGTTTTGCGATTAACGCTAAGCTTTTTTGAGTTTCGTAGAATGTCGCCTCCATTGTTTTGTTTGCTTCATTCGTTTTAAACAACTCTCTTAATTGATTTTCGTTCATTTGTTTACTCCCCTTTCAAAATAAAAAGACCACTCGATGAGTGATCTAATATGTAATAGCAACCTACACGATGCACAAAACGCGTACGAAATTGCGCACCCCTATATTTTTAAACCGCCGATTCTTCGGTTGCTAACGAATACTGAAACAGAATACCGTCTCTGTCCATGACCAACGCGACAGTACAAAGCTTTGTCGCAAGCAGGTTATCGTATTCCTAATAACCCCAATTAATGTTTCTCTCCTAACCTACACCTGAGAGTGG